TATCTTCTTCTTGACTAAGTTTTTGACTAACTTCTTCAGCTACTTTCTTTTTTCTATCAAACTCTACAAGCTGAGTATAAGCATCACGCGCTGGCGTTTTTCCATCTAAGCCAGTAGCATCAGGATAATCTTTTATAAACATGTCAAATTTTCTGTCATTGACCTCAACAACACGGCCATCAACTTTATAGGTTCTTATTGCCATATTAAATTTTTATTTATAACTTTTTTTAGTATCTAGTTTCGGGCCTTGACTTTGGTATAAAGCAAAGGCATCAGCAATATCTTTCATAATTTTATTTTGTAAACCTACCATCATATCCATTGAATATTTAGTACCTCCGTTTTTATAAGACCATTTAATACCTGGGTTTTTTCCACCAGCAGCCATTCCTTCAAAGTAACCATCTGGCATTCCTGCACCTTGATATGTTAAAGAATCATTAAGTAACCATTTGTACTGCTTACCTTCTTCTGTATCAAGCCAGTCTACAAAACCTTGCCCATATTTTCTATTAATACGCCTTGGGTCTAATTTAAAGTCAAATTTATCACTACCTATACGACTGAAAGCAAAGAAATCAGATTCACTAGTCCAAGCTGAAACTAACGCTTTTGAAACCCTTGTTCTATTTTTCATGTTATCAGCAGAAACACGGTTTCCAGCGGCTATATTCATATTTCTTTCTGTAGTTCCTTTAGCATCTCTACCAGGACCCGCTTCTGTATCGTCTTTTAATATATCACCAATTCTATAGCCATCTATTTTACCAGACCACGTCTTTCCAGACTGGCTACTTTCTCCACGGCCAGATTTATAATAAGTATAATTATTATAATAATTACCTCCTTCAACATCAGTAATCAAATCAGCGATAAGTTGAGTTTGCTGTTCAATAGTTTCTTGACTTACATAATCTGTATATCCACTAAACTGTGGCATATTTTCCCAACCTAATGCGTTAACTAAAGCTTCAGGACCTCCTGGTTTGTAATAACCTGCCATGCCTTCATGTTTACCTTCTGGTTTAGGAATTTGCTTACCATCTTCTGTCCAACCAGTTTCAGAAGTCCAAGCGTATGTTACTGATCTTTCACCCTTAGTGAACGTAAACTCCATAGGTTCAGTAGCCGTACCATCAGAAGTTTTTGCTATTGCATTTTGGAAATCTACAGCTTCTTCTTTAGATAAATCAATTATTTTTCGACCAATTGTTAAACCAGTTGTTACTTGACTTCCAACAGGAACAGATTTATCATCAGTACCAGTACCAGTACCAGTACCAGTACCATCGTTTTGAGCAAGCTCGGTACCATATTCTTTACCGTTATACATAAATGTTTCTAAACCATCTTTTCTAGCTTTAGCAAAAGCCCTATCAAAATCACTCATATCTTTTCCACCACCTATAACACCGCCAGCGTCTTCAAATTCTTTTGCAGCAATATTATCTGTATAAAATTCAGCTGCTATTTTTTTAGCCGCTTGAAAGTTAAAATTAGGATCAGTTATATCTGTCAAAGATCTTATTAAAGCAATACCGTTTTCTGGAGTTGCAAAATCAGCTTCAGTAATTTTACCATCTGGCTTACCATCTGGTCCACTTGTATCTTCTGGTACCTCAACACCTAATTCTTTTAATGTTTCAAAAATTTGTAAGTTCATTTCCGAATCACCTTTACCTTGTAAAATTTCAGCAAATGTATGAGACATGTTACCTTGTTTTTGATGTATATTTTGTGCGTAACTTTCTCTAGTATTAAAACTATTTTCGTAATTATTTACAACACCTTGTCTATCTGTAGCCCAATCAACACCGCTTTGATCTCCAGTATATTGATGTACTTTATTAAAGTTTTCGTTTGCAGCAGGATCATTAGAAACTAACATCTTTTTTAAATCACCTTGTGTTATTCTCAAATCAGTACCAGGAAGTGTATAAACTAAATTACCATTAACTATTTCTTGTTTAGCACTCCCATTAGATATTGCAGTTAATAACTTCATATTATTACTACCTGTTGCGTTTGGTATATAATCGTTGTTATTTATTCTTGTTGTTAAATCAGTAATAGTACCGTCCATCTGGTCTGTAGAGTTTTTTAACCTATTCATTTCTGCTCTTATCTTTTGTCTTTCTCTTTCTCCAGCCTTGCCTTTAGGTGTGTTTTTGTGTTTTTCTCTTAATTCATCTAAGTAATCTACGTATAAATCTATTTGTGCATCATTAGGCTCTACACCCGCTGATAAATTTTCTGTAATAGTAGCTACAGAAGCGTTTAAATCGTCAGATAGTTTGTTATGTTCCTCATATAAAGTATCAAAAAAAGTATTAATTTCAGTTTGAAATAAATCCGCGGTCTCCATCTCGGCTTTATATATATTACCAAGATCACTTGGTACATTTGCCGTTGCTTGTTTTTCTGCAGCGTTTACTAAAGTTGCATCCGCTTTTCCTAATAAACTTCCTGTTGCCATATTTTAATTTTTATTTATTTTTTTTAACCTTTTAACCTGTAAGACTAGAATCTAAGTCTAACGTCCCAAATTGACTTATATCATAAGGCTTAGGTGAAGTAGTAAATACATCACTCAAAGGGACTCCTAAGCTTAAGGACTTGGGTTTCCAACCTGTAAGACTAGAATCTAATGATTGTCCAATTTCAAAATCAATTGACCCACCTGGCATAGGAGTATCTACAGGAGTATCACCAACTCCAAATTGACTAAAATCTATACCAGCTAAATTTTTTACACCAGACATCATCATTTGATTACCATATATATCAGCTTGTCTTTTGTTTTGCAACTGTGTTTGGTAAGCTGTGTTAGCGGCTTGTGATTGTCCCATTTGCATACCTAATATTGTAGCCTGTCTAGATGTTTCTGCTTGTTGAACCATTACATCTCCTTCAGCCTTTTTCGCTTGTAAATTACCTGCTGCTTGTGCCCTTGCTTTTTCATTAGCTAATTCTTGTTTAGCTAAATCAGCTGATATTTTTTGTGCTTGCAGTGCACCTTGGTTTGCTAAAGTTTGAGCTAAACCAGCTATACCACTTGTACCAGCAGCGCCTCTTAACTGACCTAATATATCAGCTCTTCGTTGCGCCCCTTGTTGTGCTTGAAAATCAGCAGCTTGAGTGGAAACTCTCATGTCTTCAGCTACATTTTCTAAATTAGCATAAGGGTTTTCAAACTTCATAGCCTTATATTCAGCCACTTGTTCGTCAACTCTTTTTTGTTGTTCTTGTCTTTGTGCTAAAGCTTCTCTAGCGGCTCTTGCCGCTTGTTTTCGTTGTTTTTTACCTCCAATAATACTAGAAGCTGTACCTGCTATTTTCATAGCCGTCATTGGATCCATAGCCTATTTTTTTATATTGATATTAATGCGTAATTATTTTCTGTTATATTATATTTTAGCTTTTCACACCTCTTTATTATGCCTTTGCTATTGGTAATAGCCCAAACATCCAAACAACCTATCTCTACAGCCATTTGTTTACATGCTGCTATAAGTTCTAATATAATGTTAAATCTATCTTTTGATATGTATTTTGGGTCTGATATTAAATTATCTATGTAACCCATTTTTGAATTTGTTAAATACAAATAAGCAACAGCTATAGGTTTTTGTTTTTCTATTATTAAACCACCCAAACCTTGCATTGGTAAAACATCTAAACTTACAGGTTTAAAACCTTGTTCTACCCACCACTTATTTATATACTTGTAATCTTTTGTTTCTATTTTACGAATTTTTAATTCGTTACTCATAATATATTATTTAATTATAAGTAATATAGTCACAGTTTTTGCTGTTTTTTTACTATTAAGCTGTTTCTACAGTAGCAGTTATAAATCTACTAACGTCTATATTTATAGTTGCAGCAGAAGAGGCTTTATTAGTTCTTATTTTTCCGGTTATAGTTATACGCCCAGCAGCACCGTCAAAGTTTAAAGTTTCACCAGACTCTAGTGTTTGTGCCGCGCTTAAAGTTAAAGTTGCAGTATTTGCTGAGCTTACATCATAACTACCTATAGCGGTAACAGTAGGATTTACAGCTGAACTATCTATATTTACACTGCTAACTGTACTAACATCATCCATTATTCCAAAAGCATTTGTTATAGGTACACTAGTACTGTTGCTCACAGCTGATCTTGTTGTTGTTGATATACGGTCAGCTGGTAATATTTCTGCTTTTAAATCAGTAATACTAATATCCCAACCTGTTAATCTATTTATTTGATCTGTACCATAACCAGCAAAAGCAATAGTATCAAGCGCTAAAGCATCTACTTGTGATTTATTAAAAACTATTTCACCCGCAGTAGAGACAGTTCTTACTTTAGTAGTACCATCATAAGATATAGATGTTGCACCAGTAGGTCTTAAACCTTTTTTAGATTTTAAAACAATAGTTTCTTCTTGATCTGTACCAACTTGCGAGATAACAGTATCTTCTCTACCGGAAATAATAGTATTAGCAGTAACATTAGTACCGGTAACAGACATACCTTCTTCTAAAAGAGCAATATTAGTACAGCCCCATCCAAATCTAGCATTAGTACCCTCTCCCGCTAGACCTGTTCTAATATAGCTAGTTATAACCCTGTCAACAGAAACATAAAAATCACTTGGTGTAGGTTGTCGATCTATTTTAAACGCACTGCCATTTGTAGCTGTTGCAGCTATAGTAAAATCTATTACTGGAGCAGATCCATCTATTGAGGTTGTAATAGTATCACTTACAACGCTCATACTATTAAAACCAGCATCTGAAGATAATTCTGAAGGCGTTATAGTAAGAACAGAATCAAGTGTTTGATATATTCTTTTTCTTAAAAAGTTAGAGTTAGAACCAAAACTTCTGTTAACATCTATAGCGCCAGACTCGTCAAAGGCAGGGACAAATCTTTCATGCTCAGAATCTAGACTCACATCTGTTATTAAGTATATTTCATATTGATCAGCATCTGAAACTTGAGGAAAAAATATAGTACCCGTGTATCCAGCAACACTAGCCTCTGCTTTTAAATTTGTTTCTGCTGATTGAAAAGTGTTTGTAGTAAAATTATACCATTTTGGATCTTCATTTTTTACTACTAAATAAAATCCAGCCCCATCTTCACCATAAACAGTAAAGTTTCTAGTTCCACCAATTTGAGGTATATTACTAGTATCTATTTCAAAATTAGTTATTTTTTTAGCCATAATTTATTTATTTACTACTTTCAGTTACTTCTGCAGAAACAGCAAACAGTTCTACTTTATTTATAGAATTATTTTCAAACTTAACGTTAGCATAATAACCTAATAAATTAGCCATGTTTACTATTTGATTTTTTACAAAGAAACAGTAGTTACCAACAGAAGGTATTGTACCACCTATATTTGCTTGTGTATTGTTCACTTGTATTGTATCTCCACTAGCAAAACTTATAATACCAGCTAACTTTAAACTTGTGTTATCTATTAATTGAGTTTGTGAAGCGTTAGGATCATTTGTACTTACCATACCTAAATTAAACTCACTAAAATACAACATGTCACCAACATCTATAGAGCTATTAACTTTAATATCAAAATCAATAAAGTCTTCTTCTACGTTAGCAACCACACCTACACCTTGTATATTAAAAGTTGAAAAGTCAGTTAGCTCAAACAACAAATCACCTTGATCTATATTTTTTACGCCTTTTATATAGTTAAACCACTTTTTTTCTTTTTCTATAAACTCATTTAAACTACCTATTGCCTGTTCTGTTTCTATGTTACTAACAAACCAACCATTTCTATCGGTTATATTGTACAAAGTATAATCAGTTAAACCGGTAGGGCCATGTGTTGAAAAACCATTAACTCTAGCTTGACTACCTTCATAACCTAAAGCATGAAAACTTTTTACACTACTAGGCATATCATTTAGTAATACACTAATAGTAGAGTTTTTAAAATTATCATAAAAAGTATTTCTATCTACATCTTCAGAGTGATGTTGATATATTTTACCTTGTTTAAAAGTGTAATAATCGTTTGCACAGCTAACACCACTTTCTAAATCAAAAGATTTAAAACTAACCCAACCTTTAGCGCTTTCTTTAAACGAAACAGTGTTTACAAAAACCTCATTTATTCCCGTGTTATCAGGGTCATCGTTTTCTTTATAAATAGTAACGTTGTATTCATCTTTTTTATCATCGTGACTACCTATTACTTTTGTACTTAATTTTAAATTATCTTTAAACCAATCTTTCATACCAGCGTCAGATATTGGAGTTAAACCATCTTTTGATAATCTTAATACAGCACCTCTAACTTTATCTGTAAAATAAACTCTATAAGATTCTGATGCAAAAGACTCAGGGTTTTTAGATATACCATATTCACCAGTGAAAGGTCTAGATTGTCCAAGAACTCTATTTGTAGAAACTAAACGCATATCGTTGTTTGCTTCAAACAAAGCGTCTTTATCTGCTAGTATTTGTACAATTTTATCTTCACAAAGAGCAACTAAATCTGAGTCTCTAGCATGTAGCTTTTGTATACTACCATAAGTTGGGTTTAAATCTTTAGTTATTTTTTCAGCAGCTATAAATTGATTTAGCTCATTAATACCACTATTAGCATTATACAAACCAGAATATATTAAACCATATTTTCTTGTTTCTTCTTCATAATTAGAAAACTCTACAGTGGTAGAAGCTTTAACACCATTAGCTATAAATGGTAAGTTAAAATTATCTCTAATTCTATTAGACTCTACACCGTTTCCAAAACTAAAACAATTATGCCAGTTTAAAACATAAGATATATCTGGACCATAAAGGTTTGATTTAAAATAAAGTTTATTTGTTTTATTATTAGTTAAAGTACCGTAGTTTTCTACTATTAATATTACAGAGCCACCATCTTGTTTATTTATTTGTACTTTATCACCTATTTCTATATAACCACTTCCAGCAAAAAATGTTTTATCAGTTGTTAAATACCAATCATTACCATCTTTATCTACGTTACTAACTAAAGTATTGTTTTCTATACTAATGTTACCGTTTAAATGTATGATGCTAGAGCCTATTGGCACTGCTAAACTTTTTGTATCATTGTTTATATACAAAGGATTGTAACCACTAGCTTCGTAATAAATATCTAAATCAACATTATTTTTTGGTTCTGTTTCCCAAATAGCAGGGTTACTAGGTAAAAGAGCTTCTCTTTCAATTTCTTCTAAAATTTCAAAGTTATAGTAAACAGGCATTATACTAGGCACACCATTGTCAACACCCATATCTTGATCATAAACTTCATAACCATGATTCATGGCGTCTTGAGCATTTATTCTATTACATAAGTATTGAGAGTAACCATTCATAGCTGGTTGTTCAAATGTTAAGTCACCACCACTAGAAGGTAGATTACCAACTATATCGTGTGTAGATAAGCCAGTAAAAGTATTACCATCTAAACACAAAGGTTTTTTATATCCACAAAGCCAAAGTTTAAATACACTACTAATTTCTTCTATTTTCCATATTAAAAGAGGTTGTTTACTTTCACCGCTACCTGTAAAGTCTAAGTTGTCACTACCAGAGTGTGCGGTTAGTATTAAACCGGTGGTTATTCGTTTAGTTGTACCATCATGATTTACCGCATCTAAATCATCAACAACGATATAACACTCTGATCCAGTTGCTGAATAACTAGCTTTTGGTTCGGTTGTAGACCCAGAAGAATATGTAGAGTGCGCTTTAGTTAATTTTAAACCACCAGATATTGGTCCTATAGTACCAGCTGGGTTCCAAGTTACTTCACCGTTATTGCTAGAATTAACACATTTTAATTTGTAGTTTGTACTAAAGTTAGGTGATAATTGAGCTGTTCTTTTTCTTGTATCAGGCCTAAAATAAGTGTTCCATGTAATTCCTGAATAAGCATTTTCTTGATCGTCTCTAGGTTCTGCATTAACACCCCACGCTGCCGTAAGATTTGGCTCTAATAAGGGGAAAGGGGAGAATTGAACAGGTGTATTAAAATCATCTGCTGGCTTAATTGTATCTTTCCAAAGCCAATTGCTAGGATAATCAACGTCGTCAGATGTGTCTGATGTTCTTTGTGCATCCCAGTGGCCACCATTAGTTAATCCATCATCAAACCTTAAGTGACCATCAGGCGCTACTGGATCCACTATTTTATATATTTCATTTGTCGGATCTTCTCTAAATCTAAAGCAAGTACCAGGAACAAATGACTGTATCAAATCTTGAGTATCAATTGTCTCATAGTTATTGTTACCACCATCTACACCAATGTTAAAATAATTAGGCTGTGTTGTTTCATTATTATGTAAATGTTTAACTTTAGTAACTCTTTCTTCACCGGCTTCAGTTGTATAATCAGAGTTTCTTAAAATACCACCCATAGATATATTAAACGTTGATTTATCTGAAGCGGCTGTACCCTTAATACCGTTGTTTTCGGCGGAGTAATCGGTACCTATTATAAAATCACTACCAAAACGTAGTGTGTTGTCATTATTTCTTACTTTACCAGACCAAAAAGCTTTATCAATAAACCAAACGCTATTATTTTCTCTATTTCTTTTTGTCCAACCATGTGAATCTGCTAATCTAGCGTTTGCTTGATAAGTATTGTTACCTAAGTAACCCATACTATAACCAACAAAACCATTACCACCGTAATTAGGCTCTGCAGCTTCAACATCTTTACCAACTGTAATATAAGCAAGTTCATCTCTCCAAAGATTTGACTGTATCCAAGTTTGTTGGTGATAAGTTTGATAGTCATTCTCCACTTGATCTTCAGCAAAAGCATATTGACCAGCGTTAAAAGGACTATTCCCACTTCCACTTTCTTCCATTTGAAATCTATTTGGTTTTGACCAATAGTTTCTAAAAAATGGTGCATACCTACCAAAAAGATGGCTGTACTGCCCTAGTTTCATACCAGTTAACGCAGCTGAAGATTTACTTCCTATTTCTTTATCTAACATGTAAAGCCTTTTGTTAAGTACTTGTCTATAGCTTTTACTACCAGATAAAAACCCGCTTAATAAATTACTATTAGCTATACCATTAGCATCTATTTTAATAAAAAACTTACCATCAAATTTTGATGAATTTTCAACCCTATAATTATATACATTAACAGTAACATTATCAATTATAGAACTAGAATTACCACCTGTTATATCGTTAGTCATCCAATTAACATCATCACCTAAAACACCTTGTATTATTACAATATATTGAGCATTGGATAAAGCAACTCCATCTTGGCCAAATGTACTTTGTATTTTGTTTATTCTATATCTTTTAGAAGCACTATTATCAACAGGTGATGTAAATTGAATATATAATAAACCTTCTTCTATATTATGTAAATCTCTACTTAAAGATTTAGTAAACTCTTCGTAGTTCATTCTAAATATTTGCTGACCAGATAAAGGTAAATTATCATTATCATCGAATATATCTCTTATACTTCCTAACGTAGAATCAGTATTATGTGTTAATTGTTCTATTAATATTTTATTTTGCTTTATATGATCAGGTGCTTCTCTTTGTATATCTAATATTTTATACTTAGCTTCGTCTTTTACTAAAGCATTACTTTCACTACCTTTTTTTAATATTAAAAAATCATTAATATCAACTTTATTTATATCAGAAGAAGGAAAAGCTAACCATAATTGATTGTCACCAGCATCGTAAAAACGATCCATAGCCATATTATAGTATTCACCAGAAGTTTCTTTTATATAAAACTTAACATATTTTAAACCTTCAGGACTATTAGTATTATTAAAAGATACATTTATTTGATTTTGTTTATCTGAAAACTCTTTATCTAAAACTTTACTACCTACTGAGCTAGAAATAACAGGTGTTTCTCTACCATGCTCATCTACAAAAACAGCTCCTATTTGATATTCTCTTAATGTTTTTACAGAAGGTAACGTTATACCCTGTATATTTGTACTTTTAAAATTAAAGTTAAAGTCAGGATAATAATTTTGGTTATTGCTGAGTAAATCAAAACCTTGTGTATAATTACCATATATTACTCTACTACCACTAACATCTTGAGCTAAAGCATTTTTAGGAACGTTATCGTACGGTCTCAATAACTGATTAGAGGATATAGCTTTGTATATTTGCTCTGAACTTATAATGTAACTACCTTGCCCCCAAGAATCTACTGCTTGGGAATAAGCTGTGTTTGGTTTTATTGTATCAACAACATATAAGTTAGGTGAAGTGTCCTCTTTGTATATTATATCTATTTCTTTTACGCCATCAGGCATTAAAGATTTTAAGTTTGTTATTTCTATAGAATTAAGTTGATTAGCCATACCTAAATTGTAACCTCTTTTAGGGTGGTAGTTAAAAGATCCTGGCGCAAAAGCAACTTGTGAAAAAGGAGATATAGCAGAATACTCATTGTCTTGATATTTGTATCTATAAGCTATTCTAGGAAACTTAAATTCAAATATTTTTTTAGTCTGAGCTAATTTACTAACGATAAAGTTTATTGTTTGTTTACCAGCAGGAACAACTGGTGGTGGATTGGGAACAGATAATACTTCTATTCTACACTTAGCATTTGTTTGGTCTTTTCTTATTAAAGAAACATATTCTATATCAAACTCGTTTTGCAGTGATTGTGGGCCTGAAATACCAGTTGTTTGTATATATACTCTACTATCTGTACCGGCGTAATATTTACTATGATTTGTTTGTGTAAACAACTGTGTTTGATTACCTGGTGAAAGATTAAACTCTTTTTCAAAAATACCATTTGATACAATAGTAGTGTCAGTTAATTTAAATAAATATCTAGGCTCTGTAGTATTACTATAGTCAGTAGTATCACCAACTACAGCTGGAGTAGTACAAAGCCACACGTTAACACCTCCTTGTACATAGTTATTTATTTTTATAGAAAGTATGTACTCTCCATTAGCTACAAGTGTATTTGTTAGTGATGGGCCTTGCCATTGTTGGTATTCACCCGCGTCAACTTCAACTGTAGCGGTTTGATGGTTGTAATTCCAATTGTTTGGTAAATTAGTCCAAAATTTTGGTTTAACACCTGTAGAGTTAGAAATAGCAAAGTCACTGTTAGGAATTACTTCTAAAGCTAAATCAGTAAAATCATTTTCTGGACTAGCTACTATTTTACCTTTTATATTATAATTAAGAAGTGGTAAAGAAGGTTGTTCATCAAAACTACTACCTTCAAAAGCTTTTATACCTATTAAGTCTCCAACAGCCCAATCTAAAGTAAAACCACTTTCACCATTTAAATCTGTAAATAATTCTATAGTTTTTTCATTACCTACTTCAAAATTATTAAAATTAATATCAGGTCCAACTATACCATCTGCAATTATACTACTTGGTTCGTCTAATATTCTAGTTATAGCTGAGTTGGTTTTAGTAGGATCAACCTCTTGTACTAGTTTTATAGTTGGTTGAGATGTAGGCTTTCTTTTTATTACTGTTATATGCTCTTCTTTACAGACAACTTGTGTATCTGTAAACTCATTTATAAAATTAGTTTTTTCATTACCATTAGGATTAGTACCTTTTATAGATCTTGGTATGTTTATTTTTTTAGGCTCACTGTTGCCATCTGTAAAAAATAACATATCATCAATAATATTAATACCAGTTATTAAATTATTGTGATTAAATCTTAAAACCTCTTTAGTGTGATCAACAAAAACAGGTGTTATTTTGTTTAGAGTTTTATCGTATTCTATAATATAATCATAACCTTCAGAAACAGAAATACTTTCTATATTACCTTGATAACCATCACCTGTACTATCACTTCTTTGTATTAAAACTTGATCAAAAACACTTTGAGTAGTAGTTTCGTAATCACCTATTTTACCTGTAAACTCATAAGTTTTATTCTGTAAATCTTCAATATCAAACCTAACACCTTTACCACCTGAATTAACTAAACGCACATCTAGTGTTCCATTATCAATGTTTGATTGTACGCCGCTAAGAGTTACCCTAATAGTAACAGGCCAATCAATACCACCTATAAAAGGTGTAGGTTGTCTAACCTTAAAGTATTGACCAGGATTATTACCTTTAACAACTTTATTATTACTATCCCAAGTCCACCCAGACTCTAGAGTCCAACGATCAACTTGCCCATCTCCATTTAAATCTCTTGAAAAGTTAGGGTTTTTAACAAACTCTTTATTTGTTACAAAATAATAAACTTTATCTTCTCTTTCATTAGAAATACTACCAATACAAATGGCTCTATCTGATAAAAAATCTTGGCCTGTTATTAAAGAATTACCTAGTATATTTTGAACAGTACCAACTTCAGAATCTTCTGATGTGTTGACTTGTATATTCATGGCATCTCTATATTCACCGTTTTTGACGATTCTTTCGTCAAAATCTTTATTCATTTTACCACTGATAAAATTATGCTTTATTTCTGGCATATACTAGTGTTTTATATGTTTAGATTTACCTCTAAGTATTTGAGTTAATTCTTCTAATTTAATATTTGATAATCTTAGTTTAGCTTGTCTTGTAGCTGCAAACCTTTCTCTTTTAATTCTTCCAGCTAAGTTTTGATGAAGCGGATTTGAAGAAGTAGATAATATAGCATAAGCAATGTGTTTATACATAGCTTCTTCTGCAAACTTATGCACTTGCATTTCTTCATCTGTACCTAAGCTATCACTTATATAATCTAATATCACAGTTTCTCCTGAAATGTTAGAGCTAAAATGTATTTTTCCTCTAAGTTCATCGATATAAAATGATCCATTTATTTGAGCGTGAGAAGGTTCTATACCATATCTTCTACCAACATTAGCTTGGTATATATGATCATCGTCATCATAATTATCGTTTCTATCTTCAGCTGGTGTTATAGACTTGTACTTATCCCAAGTTGATGATATACCATCTTCGTTATTTTCGGTTAAGCTTGGAAATAAACCATCTACTACAATTTGAACCTCATTAACAGTGTTTTTTTGTGGAGTGTTATTTACAGATGAAGTAGGTGATATTGCTACTGTACCACCTTGAGCACCCGAAGAAACGTCTGTTACAGCAGCAGCTTGCCAAGGTGAAAAAGATTGTATATAAACCCAAACTTCATCATACGAAGAAACATCTATGTCTTCTAATTCTTTTTGACTAGCTGTACCATCACTCCATTCCGTATAGCCTAAATCTAATCTTGATGCATCTACGTTTGGCGATGGATAATTAGTATTATAAGGATTAGTGTGATTAGCGTTTACTATATTACCGTTTGCTAATTCAAAACCAACACTTGGATTTATAGTACTCAAGCCAACCCTAACAACACCATAGTCACACAATAAAGTGCCACTATCATCTGTTTGTCGGTCTCCAGATTTAGCAGTCGCTTTTAAAGTTACAATATCAGCATTACTAACATCTAATCTTTGCCAAGCGCCGTAAGCTTTACTACCACCGGTGTTTTGAGCATTATTATGCCACAAAATTGAAAACTCAAGTTCTTGATTTGTTATTTGTATACTATCTAATATATAGTTAAATTTATACTGTCCGTTACCACCATTACCATTAGCATTAAAGCTAGTGCTATCCCAAGCACCATTCCCAAATGTAATATTGTTAAAGCTCCACTCAGAAGCATTTAAATCTACTGTAAAATCAAAATTATTTACTATATTTGTTGCTTCACCAAAAAAGTAACTACCATCAGCATTTTGTTTTATTTGAAAAGGGTTGTTAGTATCTGTAGTAGGGTATAAAACGTGCTTTATACCAGAAGCGTCTACAGAAGATAATTTAGTATAACCAACATAATCATGAGGTAATATCATTTGTAAACTAGGTGGCACTTCTATTTCTTGAGATTTTATAGATTTAAAAGTATCAAATGATAATTCTTGCAAAGCTCTTTGTGCAAAAAATGATATATCAGCTCTTTTTATTTTAGGTATTACTTTACCTTCACCAACATAAGCTATTTCAAACTGAGTTATAAGATCTTGTAAAGATATAAACTGATAACTACCATGATTATTACCACTGTAATATTCGTTTTGTGTTTCTGTAATTAATCCCATTTATTATGATTTTTCTTGTTGAATTTGTGCACTTGCTAACTGAGCGCTTGTTTGTGTGAGTTGTGGTTTTTCTATAGCTATACCAGCTAAAACTAATATTCTGTATACTAGCTCTGATTCTTCTGATTGATGTAATTCAAAATCAATCGCGTTAGTACCATTGTATATTGGTTTGTCGTTTATAACTACATAAGTCCATTTAGGTTGTACTGGTTTACGTATGTAACTAACTCGAACTTGATCTACGCTTTCGTCTTGAGAAACAATTGGATATATTTTTATTCTATTCTCACCAGCATTTGTTGGGTATTGAGTGTAATAAGCCCCAATCATTTTATTTGCTCTTGTTAAAGGGGCTTCATGATAAGTCATTAATTGTCTAAAATCTATTTTTTCTGCTATAACATTTCTAGGATTTCCTCTATATTTAACTCTTATCATACCAACTCTGTAAACATCATTTGGTAAAAATATATCGCTATACGAATTAACAGGCACAACACTCTCATCATATTTTTCAAAAATAGATATTTTTTGATCTAGATTTTTTAATGGATCACTAAATTCATGATTATTACCAGGTACTCTTCTAAACTGGTTTATATCATAAAAATATTGTTCAAATATTTCTTTTTGAGCTAAGTCTGCAAACAAATTAAATTCTTGAGGAGTTATATAACCTCTTTGTTCTTTATTAGCTAAAGCTAAAACTTTTTGATATACTGAGTCTACACTTACCATAATATTTTTTTATTGTAGTTTGTAATCGCCCCGTAGGGCGACTACCACTACGGTTTGATTATTTTAATCGTTTTTCTATATTTGCATATATTTCCATACCTTCATCAGTTTTAAACCAAGCGGCTAAAGCTGTATATGGATGCTCCTCAAAAGGAACAGTAAATAATTTTCTATCAGTTGAGCCCCATAAAAAATCTCTTTGGTTATGTAGCTTTAGTATACCAGCTTCTGTAGCTTTTATACCAAAGTTTCTTAACATTACGTTTTCATCATTAGCTAATTCTAAGAACAAAATTGGATTTGATTTAGCAAATATTAATAAATCTCTTTTAAGTTCTTTAGAGCTCATCTTAGATACCTCAGATCCTTTTTCTACACGCATAATTGCTTCTGCCATATCAATATCCATTTCTCTAGCAGCCATAAGAGCGTCAACCTCTAACTCTAAAATATCTATTTGTTCAGCCGCTATTTCAGCAGGTTTATGCTCGTGAAAAAGCGTATCTCTATGTGGGTGATATAAAGATAAAAGCTTTTGTAAAACGGTTTTATTTTTAGGAACAAACAGTTGACCGTTTTGAAATATAATATGTTCTAATCTTTGCTCACCTTTCATCTCGTCAACAAAAGGAGTTCTTTGGTTAGATGTATATTTTAGTTCTCTTTCATATCCTTTCTCTTCGTCAAACCAAAATATATTACTACCTCGTATTAAATACGTTAAAGGCGATCTATTGTTTTTTAAATAATACATTCTATCTTTTACTTCCCACGAAGGTTTTATTTCTTTTTTAGGTTTCGGTGTTTCAACAACTGGTGCTTCAACAACAGGTACCTCTACCTCTTTTTTTGTTTCTTGTTTTTTTGCCATAATATAATATATAATAAAATTAATAAAATAAAGCCGAGGCCGAAGCCTCGACTTTTAATAAACTTAGTTTATCAACATGAAGTTATTAGCTCCCTGAGTAACTAAACATCTTTCAGATAAGTAATGAACTTCCATTACATCTTTACCAGAAGTAGCAGCACCAACAGAACCAGTAATCCAAGTTTTTAATCTTCGATTATCAGTTTGTGAAGCTCTATATCTTACATGTAAGAAAGGACGTTTCATATTTTTACCTAATTGCTCGTCATATACTGATGATACACCAGCAGGAACAACAACTCCTCTAATGTTATTTACAGTATCATTTAAAGCACCTCTTGTACCTTTATCATTAAGGTATTTGAAGTCAGATTTGTAGAAGTCATAAGAACCTCTTCGGAATCCAGAGAATCCTAAGTTAAGTGCCATGTCTTCTGAGTTGTCGAATACACCGTAAGATGTACCACCAGCCCCATAAGAGTTCATTGAAGCTAACATGTCATCCATTGCTAACGAAGTACTTCTATCAACAAAAAGCATGTTTTCTTCAATCGCACCGTTTTGGTCAAACACAGCTAATATAGCGTCAAACTCAGCTAAATCAGTTGCAGCGTTAACACCAGTAATACCAGAAGTTTGGTGACCTCTAGTGGTAATAGCTTGGAATAAACCTTGCGTACCATCTTGTAAAGCACCACCATCAGTACCACCAATTGCACCAGCACCAGCAACAGCTGTTTCAGCTTCTAACATAGTCATCTCTAAGTAGTCAGTAAAACGAGCTCTAGTGTCACCTTCAGCTTTTAAATACCATAGGTAACCTGATTGACCTTCTTCTCCAGCAACTTCAATCCAACCAATTTGCGTAGTATCAGATCCAGACACTTCGTAGTAATCTTTCATGATAATATGCTTGTTAGAGTGAGATTTAAATTTAGGAGAGTTAGCAGCAGATCTACCATCAGTTCCTTTTTCAAATTCAGAACCAATAACTAGAATTCTTACAGCACCAGCTGTAGTAGCCGTAGAGCCTAAAGCTGTAGTCATATTAGCAGCTCCATAAGCAATAACTCTAATTTGATCAGTGTCATCACCATCTGGATCGATATGAGAAACGTAACCTTTAGCCGTTGCATTAGCAACAGACATAATAACCATATCACCAACTCTAATACCGTGGTCTGCACCAACAGTGTTACCATCAATATCGTTTACAATAGTGTAATCAGTGTTATTGTCATTATAAGTAGCTGTATAAGCTAAATGTAATCTACCCTGTTCTGACCATATAACTCTATCAGATGTAGAAGCTTCTTCAGCTCCAATTTGAGATAAAAAACCTGCGATTGTTCTTTTACCGTATACCTCAGCTTCTTTTTCCATAAGGTCTGGTAAATATTGTTGTGCCCATCCTTCAGTAGCGCTTGATGTAAAGTCTACATAGTTAGACGACAACGTTTGTTTTCTAGGAGCGGCATCTATACCGTTCGCACTTGTAATTGCCATAATTTTAAATTTTTAAATGTTATTTATTGTTTTTAATTTTAAACTTAAAATCAGAAGAGCTTTCACCTAAAACCTTAAACTTCAAACCTCCAGTTTCAACTTGGTTGTGTGATTGTCTTGGGTTCATACTAACATTTTTAGCTTTAGCAATGCTTTCTTTTAAAGCATCTGCTTTTCCTTGCTCATAAAAATGTTTTGCAACAGCATCTGCATTCATTGCTGTAAATAAAGATTTGTGATAACCCTTAGCGTCTGATAATGTAGAATTTTTATCTAAAAACTTTTTAGTAAAATTATTTATATCGCTTTGTGTTGCTTTAACCTCTTCAGCATTGTTTACATTAAATCTGTATTTTTTATCACCGACACTATATTCAAAACCTTTGAATTTATCGTTAAAAACTTGATTAGTTTTTTTTGTAAAAATTTCAGAGTTCTTTTTAACTGTTTTTTGTTTTACTTCTGATTCCTTGTTGTATCTATTGAAAAAATCTATAGCTTTCTGTTGATCATTAGTTAATTTACTTCCAGCTTTAATTTCTTCATAGTATCTGGATTTTTGCCCTTCCAGGTGGGCTCTAGCGCTGGCAACTTGCTCTTTTAACGCTAATTTTTTTCTTCTTATATCTTTCTCCTCATCAATATCTTCATCATAAGAAAATGTATCTTCCATGAGAAAGTTTATTTCTTCTGCATTTAAATGAGGTTTTGTTTGTTTGTAGTATTCATATAGTAAATCTTGATTATCTAATTTACTATAATCTTGATTAAGTTTTACATAATCGTTTATATCACCACCTGTTTCTTCTATAAAATCTACAAGCTTTTGTATATTTTCTGGTAGTGGTTTTCCAGTAGCTTCAGCCTCAGCTATAGCTTCTTCAACTTCTTCCTCAACTGTATCTTCTTCTTTTATTTCTTCTAACGCTGGGAGTTCTTGTGTTTCTGCTTCCGGTTGTACTTCTTCTTGTTCTTGTGTGGGCTCGGCATCTTTAGACTCTGCAACCACTCCGCTGTCGTCAGCGTTATCTTCTTTAGTTTCATTTTCTATTGGTTTACTTAAATCAACAACGTAATCGCCGTCTTCATTAATATTTGGTTTTTTTGTTTCTTCAACTTGTTCAGTTGTTTCTTGTGTAGTTTCTTCAACTACGTTTTCTTTATTTTCTTCCATAATATAATATAATAATAATTAATAAATTTATTTAGCTGGCCCGAATTTATCTATGTTAAAACCACCACCCATTAAATCATTACCTGATGATTCAAAGTTTTTAGCAGGTCTATTACCTTTTCTTTGTTCTATCAGTTCAGATTGTTGACTAGCTTGTATTTTGGTTCTTTTATCTTTTCTATCTTCTTTTTCAGTATCTCTTTGTTGCAACCCTTGAGATTCAACACCTTTTAACTGCATGTTGTACTGAAACTCTAAGGCCATTAATTCTTTTTTTAACATAGCTTCTTGTTGCATTTTTTGAGATTCCATCTGGCCTTTCATTTGCTCTAACTGCATTTTACTTTGAGTAATAGCTTGTTGTTCTTGCATCTTAGCTTGTGAAGCAGCTTGAGCGGCTTGAGCATTTGCCTGTGATTGCATCTGTATATTTTGTTGCTGCATAGCTTGGTCTTTTTCCATCTTTTTACTTCTTCTAAGCTTTAAAAGTTGGTTAGCTAGTTTTATGTTTTTAATTTCTCTAAGATCTATAGCGTCTTCAAGATCAATACTTTTTTGTTGGATAGCCATTTGAATATTATTCTCAAGCATTTGTCTTTCTTCCTCATCTGGTTGTAAGTTTAAAAATATACCAAAATCATATAAATGTAGTTCTGACATTTCTCCTAACGTAGCAACATTATGAGCACCTATAGCTTGTATAAATGCCTCTCTAGTTGGAGAATATTCTATAATATCAGATATTCTAAGTGATAATTTTTCAGCTGTTTCAACTGTTAAAAACAAACCCGCTTGTAATATGTGTCTAGTTGCTGTATTACTATTGGCAGCTGCTATTTTTTGTATACCTACTAGTGCGTTTCTATCAGGTGTACTACCGTCTCTAGCTTCATTCAAACCAGTCACATCACGTATCATTTGCAAGTAATAGTTATAGTTACCTATAAGTGCTTGCATTTTACCACCACCCGCGCCAGATTGTATTTCACGTATAGGAACTTTACCAGGGTTCATATCTCCATCAGAAGTATAAGATCTTCCTATAACACTACCTGTTTGGAAAAACATGTTTAAAGCTTCTTGTGGATTGTAGTTTGTACCGTTACCTAAATCTATTTCAGCAAGTCCATCTGCGTCTAAATAAACACCATCAGGTATCATACGCGACATCACTTGCTGTAACTTTAAATGTGTAAGTTGAATCATATCAGCAAAACCAGTAATACGTTTTACTAATGAATCAATACGGCCTTCATACATTCTAGGCGCGCATATAGCGTAATTCATTTTAACTTTAGTGAAATTACTTTTTGGCCTCATCATATTTGTAGCCATTTCCCACTTTAATAACTTATCTGTACCTAAAATTAAAGCGCCTTGGTAAATAGTTTCTATTGCTCTTAACAACCTTGAATACCCACCTTCTTTTTCTTTTGGTGGATTAAAACTATCGTCTTTAGGTAAAACTTTTTCAGATCCACTTTTAGACTCTTTTATTTTGTAAACTTCGTTCATATAAGTTTTAAAATCAAAGTATAAAACCTGTATTGTATTTACATCTTCTTTTTTAGTTGAGTATCTATTATTATAATTACTTCTATTATAATTTTTGCTTTTCATTATCTCTTCAAGATCAGACTCTGTTAAATGAGGAAATTGTTTTGCTAATTCATTTACAGGTATAGTTTTAACTTCTCCAACATAATATATATCTTCAAAGTAAGGCGAATCTGTGTAAGAGTATACTAAGTTAGCAGGATCAACATATTCTACAGTAGCACCTTCTGATGTTGTAAAATTAGTTTTTACAGCACCAATACCTAATACAGTTAAATCTCTAAAAAAACGTTTTTTAATTAACTCATAATTACTACCTTCAAATAATAAAGCTAAAGCTTGTTCTTGAGCTATTTCAACAGCTTGCTTATATTCTAGTTGCATGTGTAAACCTAGTTCTTCTGGTGTTTCTGGTAATTCCTTTATTTCACTTTGCCTAGTATTTACACCAAACTGTTGACTTGCTTCTTGATCGAATTGTTGGTTTTCCATATCAGCCATTATATCTTCCATGTACTTAGTACGTTTTTCAACGCCGTAAGAATCTTGTGAAAAAGCCTGTATGTCATATGTTCTTTCAGCTATGCCATTAACTACTATATCTACAAACTTAGATATAATAGGTACTGGTTTCCAGTCTAAATTTAAATAAGATAAATCACCGTTTATAGATAGCTCATCTTTGTATTTTTGTATAGACTGCTCGCCTCTAGCATATAATCTTAAATTATGAAAATCATTTCTATATGCGCTATATCTATTGGTTGTTCTTTCATCATGAAACCACTCTGTTTCTATAGCTTTGGCTACTTTTAAACCATAATCATAACTAAGCTTTTCAGCGTCGCTAACCGTTTGGCTTGGAAAATAACTTTTACTAGTATACGCCATATTTATTTTATTATTTGTGAATTTGTTCCAGTATTATTATATCTGGATATGTTTAAGTTTAAACTTTGTTTTTCAATTTTAGCATTTGGCGCGTATAAATGTCTATTATTCGCCATGATAGCTAAACCACTACTTATCGTAGCATCAAACTTTGTTCTTTTGTTAATATCAAACTTACTCCAATCGTTTAAAAGTTCGTTAAAGTATAAATCACCAAAACTACCGTCCTGTTTCATACCAACATGATCTTGTATATACATTTCTATAGCAGCTGCATGCGCTTGTTTTATATCTTCACTAGAGTTTGGTATACCACCTATTTCTTTTTCTGCTACAGATAACTTATTCCAGACTTTATCTGGTCTATTCATACTAAAACCTCTATAACCTCTACGTCTTAAATAGTACAACAATCTTGGTTTGTTATTCTCTGCTAGTATAGGCATACCGTAAAATACTAATGCCATTAATACATCTTCAAAAAATATTTCAGCTGTAGGTGGTCTCGATAAATATTCTAAAAAAAAGCTATTAGCAGGTGCATCTTCCATACTAAACTTAGTTAAACCGTGTAATGCTCCTTTAGACCCCTTACCGTCTACAGTTCCTGATATGTCGTAACTATCGCAACCAAAGGATCCCATATGTTCATTACCAGGGTGTTTTACTCCATTTTTAATTATTAGTCTGTTTTGTAATTGTTGAGGTGGTACCCAACTAACTTTAAATCTACCATTTTGATCAGGATAAAATATAACTTGTGTATCTTTTATACCGTTCACCCATTGAAAATTACCAGTCGTAACACCAAGACTTCTAGACATCTCTTGGTTATAATCTATTTGCTCATATATTTTTACTAAGTTAAATATACTATTTTTTGTTTCGTCTCTAAATGCGTGTTCTTCAGTACGTGGAAACTGTCTGTAAAACTCGTTTAAAGCGTCTTGATCGTTTTTTAAACCGTCAGCTTCGTTTTGCCAGTGATCTATAACTCCTATATCAATTAATTCACCATCTGGGGCAAACACGTCGACGTCAGGACTATTGAATACTGGAACTCCATACTCGTCAATAAATCCTTCGTAGTTCCATTCCATTGGGATAAACAAAGAATATAAACCAGATTTTGTTTGACCATTTCTATTTCTTTTAGTGACATCTGATGCATTGTATAATTTTTTAAAGTTATCACCTCCTTTATCTAAAGCGTTTGACGTACTACCCATCATACACTTACCTATAATTCTACTACCAAGTCTAAGGCAAGTTTTAGTTACTCTCCAATTGTTTAATATATTATCAGGTCTTTCCCATTTACCACTTTCGTCGTGTACAAGTAAAGCTAGTTTTTCACCGTCATAACTATTGTCACCCGTGTTTTTCCAGTCTATAGTTGTATCTAAACCTTGTATATCTTCTATTTGTTCATTAGCAGTTATCTTTTTTCTTGTAAACTTACTAGCTGGCACTCTATATGCAAGCTCTGATTTTGGCCTGTCCATACCATCTTGTATTGGTTTAAAGAAAAACGGATAATTAATACTAATAGGTACTACTTTATCTGTAAACATTTTTTTAGCGTCAGCACCTGTTTTAGATAGTATACCAAATCTACTATCACTTGAAATAGTAGCTAAATTAACCGTTTCTGCGGATGACATAAAAGAAAATCCAGAACGTCTATTTTTAAGATAACACATACCGTAGCATCTTTTATCTGCCTTACAAGCCTCCCAGAATATATAAAATAATCTATTAGCCTCTCTAAAATCTGGAGCGCCTACATCAATTTTACTCCATTGTAGATACATATAATGTGCACCTGTTATGTATGTTGGTTTATTATTGTTCATAAACCAAAAACCCTCATCTCTATATTTAAATTCTTCGTCTATATAATCAAACCATTTTTCTTTTTGATCTTCAGGATATGACCTCCAATCAAATATATTTTTTAATCTACTTAATTCTTTTGGATATTCTATTTTTTGCCACTTACTTTTTTTATTGGTGTGCACGTGCATTGGTTCCAACGGCAAAGCAATTCGCAACCCTTGTATTTCAATAATCTCACCAATTTTACCAGTTTTTGATATAACAACGATATCGTTTTCTTTATTGTATCCATATTTCCATTTTTTTGTTTTATTAAGTCTACTAATAGTAGTCTTTTTAATAGGTTCTATTGTCTTAACTAAACTTTGCTCGTACATTACTTAGATCTGCCTTCTGCGAATCCTTTAAAGACTTTTTCCTTTCTCTCTTCAGGTGTTTTTCCCTCAAGCAAGTTCTCTTCTTCTTGAATTCTGTTAAGTATTTCAAATGCGTCAAATATTGCTAGTTTTTTAGTAGCTGCAGCGTTTTTTAATCTATCTGCTGATATATCGTCGTCTGAATCAACTATAGGTTCTTTAGCAACCTTAATTAACTCATCAACTGCTCTTTGCCCAGCTTGGATTATATTCTTCTTCGTCTCCTTGATATTCATATTTAATTGTAATAAAATTTGATAAAACTCGATATAGTCTTTCACCATCAACTATAAATTCATACTCACTGTTTGGTCTAAAACCTATTAAATCGTTAATATTTACCGTACCATCAGAATATTTAACAATACCTTGAAGCGGTTTTTCAGATTCAACATTAAATTGATCTATTGCTTTCAAAGGTTTTACAAAACAATAGCCTTGAGGAGCTAACCACTCGTTTTTTGTTTTATATAAAAAAATTTGATCTTTATTTATAAAATAAGTATTTTCATTAAAATAACTTCTGCTATTTTTTTCTTCACCTTTAACGTTATGCCATCTTCTAAAAACATTGTGATGTACTATAACAGTATCCCCTGGTTTTATATCTGTATTACCTATAACTGGAGTTGATATAACAATTGCTTCTCTATTTACGTATTGATGATTAAAAATCTCAGTGTTAAGTATTAATTCTGAATCACCAACTTTTTTAGTATTATTATATCTTTCTCCTTTTGGTTTTACAACAAAGTTGTAAACACTTTTCATTAGTATTCGAGATTATATTCTACAGATACCGCCATGTTTTTGTTAAAGTCTTTCCAAGGTAAAACATCGTTATTTTTTTTAATATATATAGAATACTTATCTTCTTCTTCTAATATATTACATATAGTATGTCCACCGTAAACCTCTTGACCAACAGCATAATGCATAGCGTCGTTTTTGTAGTTTTTACCTACACTAATCTTTCTTATTAGCTTCGCCATTTTCTGAGTAGTTTATTGTTCCGTTTACTATATTTACATCAAAAGTACCATAGTCTTTTTCAAGTTCTTTTTGTAAGACTACTAGTTCTTCTCTAAGACCAGATATACCATGCAACATTTCATGTTTTTTAAGTTCCATTGTACCTATCTCTAGCTGAGCTCTATTTATACCATTTACAGTATCTTGAATTTTCTTTAACTGCTCATCAGTTATTTTTTCAGGTTTTAAGTCTATAACCTTTTCTTTTTTTGCCATTTTATTTAATTTAAGTTAATTGTTTTTCTAGTTAAAGCACTCGCAAGATAATATTAGCTGTATTGGGCTAACATTATATAATACATCATTGTTTGCTATTGCATCTTCATTTGCTTTTGTTAAAGTTATTTGTGTTGCTGAATCAACAGTTTTAATTGTACCTAAAACAGCATCGTCCACAGCGTGTATAACATCACCAGGTGCAAAACATAACGTAGCGTCTTTAGTGTCTAATGTTATTACAGTTTGTGTCCCAGCTGCAAAATTAGCTTCATTTACTTGAACTGTAGTTCTAAAATCTAAAGCTCCTTTAGCTATAGCCGCAACATATAAATCCCCATTTACTGGTATGTCTAAACCTGATTTTGTAGCTATATTTAAATATATTAAATCCCCGTCGTTAAAATCACCAGCTGCAATTTCTACAATACCACAAAGGTTATTAAACCAACCTGGTGTATCCACGGCAGCACCTGTTGTGCCTAAGGTTACAGGTGCAACATCAATACTTACGTTTACCCCATCTGAAGGTGTTGGTATATGACTTGTCGCAAATAATAAATCAATACCTACCATTGTTTGGTCAGCACCATTAGTACCTCTAACAATACACTGAAGACCGCTAATTGATGACGCTCTTTTAATATCTACTTTATGCCAATCAAAGAGTATTTCTGTATCAGCATAAGCTGATGCTTGTATACTTGCTGGCATAACCGGAGTTACTTTTTTGTATATTTTACTCATTTTTTTATTTTTTTACTTTTTCAAATGATCGACCGCCAAAATAAGCACCGATCACTGTTATTAATACTAATTGTAATAAATCTACCCATGTATCTTTAACGTCAAACTTTATAGCACCTGCGTCTATAAATATTAATAACATTGTACATACTATTAAAAATATTAAAACCATAGGTCTTACATTTTTACTAAGCCATGAGTCTGACTTTAAATCCGCTTGCCAACGAGCGGTAATGTTTTTCTCCATTTCAGTCTCGTAGTTAGCGATTAATTCTTTTACTTTTAACTCCGCAGCGAGTTTTTCTTCGTCAGATGTATGTAAGTTATCTATAACTCCACCCACACCTTTTACTAGCTCAGCAGCACCGCCGCTAAATAATTTATCTAACATATTTTTATTTTAATAACCTCCACCACCTCCACCAGTTCCACCACTGCTACCAGAAGCTTGTGGGATATTAACTATAGTGTTAGGTTGGTTTGCGGTTGGTTGTATAATTCCAA